AAAATCTTAGGCAGGAATTACTCCCATTTATCATTGTGCTTGAGCAAAAGCGAGGAAAACATCGAAACTTCAGCAAAGAAATGGGCAAGTGCTCTTAGTGACAAGACTGCAAGAGCTAAAGCAGAAGAAGCTGCGCGTATTATTATAAGGCATGGCATAGAGTTACCTGTGATTAAAGAATCTGGCCGAATGAAGAAAAGGACGCTTGCACAATTCCGGAGTGACGGCACTCCAACAATAGAAGTCAATAAGAAATTAAACGATGATTTCTGGAAAAGAGACGCAAAATCTGTAGAAATTGGTTGGGCCGCACAAGATAATCCTATTCTACACGAACTCGGTCATTACATTGATTTTATTTGCAATAAAGAAAAATATAATAAACAAAGCGAAAACAAAAGATTTTTCGGTGAAACAAAGTCACTGATTGAAAAAGAAGTCTCAATATATGCTGCTACAGACCAATGGGAATTGGAAGCTGAATTATATGCAGGAATAATGAGAGGAAAGGTCTATTCCAACAATGTATTAAATCTCTCACGGATTAGCCAATCTGACAATGATATAATTAAAAGGCTCCTTTCTTATGGAACCGGCCAAGATGTTTGTCTGCCAAGTGAAGACATTAGCAAACAATTCAAGAATATGATGAAAGTTCTTTTTCAGCAGGAAGGAAGTTCTTTTTCCATTAACATCATGGCAGACAAAGATGTGCAAAAAATGATAGAGACTCATTCTTCTGTCCTGAACGGATCATTCCGGCAGGTGGAAATGTCCGAGGCTATGCGCAAACGGCTGGAGCGCTCCAACTATGTATTCTCCGGGCTGAAGACCTTTCATGAACTGAATGAAGCCTTTCCCTCCTTATTGGATGAGGACGGCAATAGAAAGACGTTCGAACGCTTTTTGAATGATGTCAGGAAGATTGACAAAACATACAATTCAAACTATCTACGGGCTGAATTCAACTTCGTGCAGGCTTCATCCGAAATGGCGGCCAAATGGGAACGGTTCATAAAGGATGGCGACCGCTATTATCTACAATACCGCACGGCCGGGGATGCAAAAGTACGTCCCACCCATGCAGAAATGGCCGGGATCACTCTTCCAGTTTCTGACCTGTTCTGGACAGAATTCTATCCGCCTAACGGATGGGGCTGCCGCTGTTCAGTAGTCCAAGTGCGCAAATCCAAGTATCCGGCTACGGATCACGAAGAGGCCATGGCGAGAGGGGAATCAGCTTTGGGACTTGACAAGAAAGGTATGTTCCGGTTCAATGCAGGCATGGAGCAAAAGACGATGCCCGACTATAACCCATACACCATCAAGCGCTGTAAGGATTGCGATATAGCGAAAGGAAAACTGAAGCTGGCAAAGAGTCCTATTCCAGACAATGAACTCTGCGAGGCATGCCAGTTCATCCGTATTTGTGAAGAAAATAAGGGATGCTTTAATGATGAGCTATATGGCAATAGACTAAAAATCAGCAAGGATGCTGATAAAACAGAAGTACAAGATAATATTCGTGCTGCATACGCCATGCTTGAATCATTCCCGGAAATGGTTATAAAAGTCCGGGAGAACGTTTTAAAGCATGGGGTAAAGAACCCAGAATATATGATAAATGGTATGATTGCAGACCGCAAAGGTATAGAATCTCCTAAAGGGATTCAGTCCGGATTCAAGAAAGCTATTAAGCAAGGTTGCCAAGTGGTTGTTATCGATTTGGATATGCACATGAAGGATAAAAAATTACCTGTATCTGAATTAGCAAAATACATAAACTGGCGCTCTACAGACTTTGAAGAAGGCACAATAAAAGAATGCTATGTAATACATCAAGGCAAAGCGGTTAAAATAACAGCTGATGACAAAGGGAAAGATACCATTGCGAATATTATAGAAAAATTAAAGCCATGACATGAATCATGCCACAGCTTTAACTGCCCCACAAGCTTGAAGTTATCGCGCCCTTTCGGGGGTCTTGCTGCAAATATACAAAACAATTTTAAAAAACAACCCATTATGAACAAAATTATCGAATTTCTCAAACAAAGCAACCGCTATAAACACCTTATTGGCGGTCTTCTTGTAGGATTTACCGCCCTCAATCCGTGGACGGCTCTGTATGCATCCATTATTGCTGCCTCCTGTCTGGAGCTCAAAGACAAACTGAAAGGCGGACTTTGGGACTGGATAGACTGGTCTCTTACTGTCATCGGCGGCATATTGTCGGCCCTATTTTGGTGGATAGTTTAATGCTTTAGCTCATTTTGCCTGTTAAATCAGTAACTTTGTACTCGGTGGAGTTTCCCAATAGTCCGTGTGGTCTATCGCGGGTACAACAATGCGAACGCGAATGGCGGTGTATCGAATGCGAATGCGAATAACGATGCTTCGAATACGAATGCGAATGTCGGCTCGCGTCTGGAAATCTAATTGATCGGCGTACAGCACCGGGGACGTGTCCCCAATGCGGTGCCGAGGGGAGCAAGCCACAGCAACAGCACCCATTAGGGTGGAAAGCTGAAAAATCACGCGTCGGGTAGAGTTTGGTAGGTCATTACTTGATTCGAAGAAGTCAGACCCGGGGAAAGGAAGGCCCTTATCTTCCGTATTTACAAACCAACAGCAGAACCGTATGCACAGAGAGGGATATATCATAGAGGAAATCATCGATTATTCCAATATGTCTGAGGCATTCAATGCCGTGCTACGAGGATCCGACCGTAAGAAATCACGCCAGGGGAAAAAGCTACTTGCACATAGGGAAAAGGTTATATCCAAACTTACTACTGCACTTGCGGACGGTTCATTCCAACTTGGTGGGTACCATGAAACGGAAATCAAAGAGTATGGCAAAAGTCGCACCCTGCAGATTTTATCCATGTATGACCGCATCGCGGTATATGCCGTAATGAACGTTGTGGACCGTCATCTGCAGAAACGCTATATCCGGACTACCGGAGCCAGCATTAAACGACGTGGCACTCATGATCTGATGAATTGCATACGTACCGATCTGCAAAAAGACCCGGAAGGCACGCTGTATGCCTACAAGTTTGACATCCGCAGATTCTACGACAATGTACGGCAGGACTTTGTTATGTGGTGTTTCCGCAGGATATTCAAGGATGAAAGGCTGTTGGTGCTGCTGGAGCGGTTTGTGACAATGCTGCCGGAGGGTATCAGCTTCGGACTGCGCAGCTCACAGGGAGCAGGCAACCTACTACTGTCTGTATTTTTAGACCACTATCTGAAGGATAAGTACGGGATTCGTTATTACTATCGCTATTGCGATGACGGACTGGTACTCGGTAAAACGAAAGCGGAATTGTGGAAGATTCGTGATATTATTCATGGACAAATGGGGAAAATTGACTTGGAAATTAAACCAGATGAACGAGTGTTTCCTGTAGAAGAAGGCATTGATTTCCTTGGCTATGTTATCCGTCCCAACTATGTGAGATTGCGGAAACGTATCAAACAGAAATTTGCCCGTAAAATACACGAGGTCAAATCGAGAAAAAGACGGCGGGAACTGATTGCCAGTTTTTACGGCATGACGAAACACGCTGACTGTAATAAGTTGTTTAAAAAATTAACAGGCAAAAAAATGAGAAATTTTAAAGACTTAAATGTCGCTTACAAGCCAGAAGACGGTAAGAAGCGATTCCCCGGCATGGTGGTAAGCATCCGGGAACTGGTAAACTTACCAATTGTAGTGAAGGACTTTGAAACCGGTATCAAGACCGAACAAGGAGATGACCGCTGTATTGTGGCAATTGAAGTGAACGGCGAGGCAAAGAAATTCTTCACCAACAGCGAGGAAATGAAGAATATTCTCGCACAAGTAAAGGAAATGCCGGATGGTTTCCCTTTCGAAACAACCATCAAGACAGAGACCTTCGGCAAAGGTAGAACCAAATACGTGTTTACATGAGAAAAGTTGAAGGAAGTGCCGGTGTATCGCTGATAGAATGTACGAACCCGGTTAAAAACAAATGGCGCATCCGATGGGATGTGCAGAAAAAAAAGGACGGCTCTGCCTCCTACATGGAAGAGGAGTTCGGACACAAACCCACTGATGAGGAAATCCGCACATTAATCATGTCCTGGTATAACAGCCAGACTGATGCAGCTATCCTGTCCGGATTCGCCTATAATGGTGCCCCTGTATGGCTTTCTACGGAAAATCAGTATAACTATAAGGCTGCATACGATTTGGCCGTTCAGACAGACGGAAAGACGCTACCAGTGACGTTTAAGTTTGGATCGGATGAACAACCAGAATACCATACTTTTAGTCGGTTAGATGAATTGAAAGACTTCTATATGAAAGCGGTAAAGTATATACAAAAGGTTCTGGCTGAAGGCTGGGAAAAAAAGGATAAGTTCAATTTGGAATTATACCGGATTGAATGATTGACAATCCCTTCGGGGGAGGGATAAAAAAGCCCCCGGCCTGTTAATTAGTCGTCTCACTTACTTATTAACATCAAAAACGCTGAACCGCGCGACCGGGGGCAAATACCCTCGCTCGCGGTTCAGCGTTTTTTTAAGATGTACGCATAAAGCGCATAAATAAGTGAGACAATGCAAATGTACGAAATTTAACTGGATATGAAAGTAATTGAAATACTAAAATTGAACAGGGAACTTTTAAAAACATGCCATTACATGGGCATACGGCCCAATGACGTACAATATATAGAACTATATAATGAATATAAAAAGTTACAAACTAATGGTGAGAAAGTGTCTTATATCGTAACTGTGCTTTCCCTACAATATGGCATCAGCGAACGAAAGGTATATGACCTTATCAAACGTTTTAAAACCGACTGCAATTTATGTGCAGTGTAATCAGGACTACCTCTCATTAAAGGCAAACTCACCTATCCTACCTTTGTACCGCAATAAAGAACATTCATATCATGAACAAGTATTATCAAATCTTAAACAAGATACTTTCATCCGGCAAGAAGCAAAGGAATATGAAAGGGGATATTCGCTACCTGCTGAATGAACAAGTGACGCTACTCCCTGCCGACCTTCTTGATATATTCGAAGGACATACCATAGCGCGAAAGAAGTTAAAAAACGAGTTACAACTGTTTATGAAAGGCGAACGCAACGTGGAAAAATACAGGGAAGTCGGCATCAACTGGTGGGACTACTGCGGTTCTATCCTTGTGAACAGCTACCCAACTTATTTTGAAAAACTGCCGCCACTCATCGAACGCATAAACAGGGAAAAAAGGAATAGCAAGAACTATATATTGTTTCTCGGATCTACAGGAACAGAAAGTAACCAGGCTCCATGCCTTAGTCTTGTTCAGTTCCAGATAGAGCAAGGAGAACTGGTCATGACCGCCTATCAGCGAAGCAGTGATGCGAATTTAGGACTGCCGGCAGATATTTATCATTTGTACCTAATATCAAGGCAGATTGAGTTGCCGCTAAAATCCATCACCCTGAATCTGGGGAACGTGCATATTTACGAAAACAACATCGACAAAACAGAACAGCTGCTTGCCGGCAATGAAAATGTAAAATTTGAATTGAACGTATGAGAAAAAAGATGTATCTGTCAGCCCCTCTCCCATTTGTCGGGCAAAAGCGCATGTTCGCCAAGGAATTCATGAAAGTGCTGGAACAATATCCGGATGGGACATTGTTTGTTGACTTATTCGGTGGTTCTGGACTATTATCTCACATTGCCAAATTCCTCAAACCCCACTCTACTGTTATCTATAATGACTTCGATAACTACCGCTTCCGCATGAAGCATATTCCGCAAACGAATCAACTGCTTGCTGACATTCGCGAAATGGTAGGAAATTCCTTACCACGTCATAAAATCATTAAAGGAGAACTGCGTGAACGAATATTCAGCCGCATCGAGCAGGAAGAGAATACCACTGGATATGTGGATTTCATTACCCTCTCCTCCTCTATCTTGTTTTCCATGAAATACAAACTGTCTGTTCAGGATATGCGGAAGGAAGCTTTATACAACAACATACGTAAGACCGGATACCCGGAATGTACGGACTATTTCGAAGGGCTGGAAATCGTATCTTGCGATTACAAGGAGGTGTTCAACCGGTATAAAGATATTCCTGGAGTAGTATTTCTTGTTGATCCACCCTATCTGTCCACTGATGTAGGAACCTATAACATGTACTGGAATATGGCCGACTATTTGGATGTACTGAAAATACTGAAGGGACATTCATTCGTATATTTCACTTCCAACAAATCTTCAATTCTGGAACTGTGCGAATGGATAGGTGAGAATAGGAATTTAGGTAATCCTTTTGAAAACTGCATAAAGGTAGAATTCAATGCCCACATGAATTACAACTCTTCCTACACAGATATGATGCTTTATAAGAAAGAGGCTGCCTGATGGCGTTTACATTGCCTGTATTAAATAGAAAAGCCGCAAACGATAATTTACACGTCCACGGCTTTCATGTTTAATACAAGAGTTCATTGCAGCCGTTTGATAGCCACACACTGATACACCTCAATACTTTCCACAATATCCTCATGGTTGTGATTGGTATCACTCTCCACCAGATCCAGCTCCAAAAAGGTTTTCCCATTCAATCCGGCCAGCCGTGCATGAATCAGTCCGGGCAAGTCAAACACCTTCAGCGCATCCTCCTGTAGCTTGCTGCCTTCTGCACTCGAACCTTCCCAATCTGTCACGATGTGCAGTTTGATCAAAGGTTCTGCCCGGTATTCCACACCAGGAGCAATCGCATTCCACTGTATAGGGCAGAATTCCACAAAGACAGCCGGACGCTGCCAATTCTCTTCCTGCTCGATGAATTCAACGTTGTGGTTCCATAGATCTATGTGCTTGATAAGATCAATAGTCTTCAGTTCGCTGCAAAGCAGCCGATAAAGTTCTTTTCTCATTTTCTTATGATATTATATTCAATGGTGAAATACTCTGTTAAGTTCTCCTCTACAATCTCACGGACGGCTTTTTCCACTTCAGGCGATGTGCCCAGGAAACGGCGGCGAGGTATCTTGATGGTGCTTCCTTCTTTCTTTAAAGCCATGAACATCCAAAAATCGGCTTCTGTTTCAAGTCGGGAATTTCGTTTGTCTTTCCGCAGCCTACCATCTTTCCTTCTACCGAATGACCCGGTGGCCTCATAATACTTATGCCAAAAGAAACGCTTCATTCGCCCCGTCACGACTATCTCTCCGCCATCATTATGAATGGCTGCATAAGGAAGAGAAGTAAAGAAGGTAATACTGTTCTCCGTCGTCCGACTTCCGATACTTTTACGAAGTGTTCCGGTATCTGTCAATATGGCTCTTCCTTCATCCCGAATGGGGCTTTTCCTCCGCTGCCACTTCTCGCTGAAAAACGCCTGCCGCTCAAAGTTCTTATCAAATTCATCACTCATTTCCACCTGAATATCTTTCAGAATCCGGGCCACTACCTTTTTTACGTCCTTGTTCATTTCCAGTCAAAGTTGAATTTCAATTGTACCATATCATCGTCCGCTATATCATTTCTGGGGTCTGCGGACGCTTTTAGCATATTATAGAATGTACGCTCGCTAATAGCATACACAGGATATATGTACCGCCGCCATATTTCACGGTTCGGTACACCGTGGCTGGCATAATGGTCATATATCCTGTTTATTTCTGCTACACGCTTCTGATAACTAACTCCGCGCCGCTTTCCCATATAGGTTTAATCGTTCATAGACGGTTCTACGTTTGGTTTATAAGGCCGTATGTCAAGTGTCATTTTCGCACTTACCGTTACCCGGCCACTTCCTTCACATTGTTTGCAGACTTCCTCAACGGTTTCAGTTTTCTTACTCCTAAAAAACCGCGAGGGAGTTTCTACTGATTTCTTCACTTTACCTGTACCATGACAAGCACGGCACAGGGCTATTTTCGGGGATTTCACCACTTCTTGTATCATGATTTGATGGTTTATGATTCAGTCATTCCCAGTGGAATAGGTTTCCACATGCCGTTTTCGTTTTTAATTTCTGCACGGATGAATTGCTTGCTCACTTCCGGTTGGTAAGCTTCTTCTATGATACGCACACCTTCAATGAAACGGTCATCCCCGGTTTCCAGAGCCACTTTGCGAAGCTGCACGATACGCGAAGCTTTCAGCGTTCCCTTAGCATCACGTGCCAACAGACGAAGCACCATGCTCACTAGTGCCTTGGTCTTTTCATCCTTGGCCAATCCTTCTATATATTCCTTCACGATGGCTATACCATCCTCCACAGTGTCACGGTAACCGTCAGTCACATATACACCCAGTGTAATTCGTTTATCACCATCACTATTCGTAAAGGTATGACTGCGCTGATCCTCCTTCACCTTGGTCTTGAAGAGGTCAGCCTTCATTTCCAAAATGGTTTTGAAATTATCCATCACAGTCTGCTTGCTTGCCTTGATCTGCTCACTGATGCCTAACAGCACCGGGATGGAATTGGCTATCTCATCATCCACCATCTGTTTGTACATTTCGCGATCATTCTTTGCTTTTTCCTCTGCCGCTTTCTTTGCTTTTTCTCTCTGGAAGGCTTCAAATTCTGCCTTTTCTTCTGCCGTCATTACCACGGTCGTTTGTTTCATTTCTTCCATGATTCTTGTTTTTTTGGAGTTATTGATTTTCATAATCCTGCATTTCAAGTTCGTCTTCCATCAGCACTGCCTCTCCGTTGGCGTATGCCCAATCAGCAAGTTCGCTATAAAATTCTGCTACATCTTGCTCATCCATATCAGAGGCAAGCAGGTTGATCTCCTTTTTCAAATTCTCTAAAACCTTTGCATTTCTATTTTCCATATTCTATCAGTTTGCCGGAGCATTAGGATCAATCTGAATGAGTGATACCACGCTCACGGGGTTAATTGTTTGCTTTTCTTTCTTGGGCTTCAAGCCACCTTTCCGTTGTATAGACCGAAGCTTTACCGCCAGTTCATCCAGTCCATCCGCCGTAATCTGCCTGAATACCTTACCGGCTATTCGGGGATTGCTGCAGAAGTCATTGATTCGTGCCCAGTCGGATGTATCTATGCCCAGTTTCTGCATCAGGTTCAGACAAACACTCCGTTTCCTCCGTAACTCTTCACGCAGTTTCTGTCTCCATTCGTCTTGTCTGCTCAACTTCTCCAGAGCCGTACAGCAGGATTCATACTCCTTGGCTGTCATTTCCTTCAAACTGTCCGTCCGGTTCCACGTGTACTGCAGCACAATGCTTTTCTTGAATTCTTCCCGATCACCTGTACAGGGAAGCTTATTAAACAGTGCATAAAACCGAGCGAAATTGGTTACTTCCTGTGCCATAACATATCATCTATTAAAAGTTATTCAAACAATACTTTAATGCCACACGAACTGGCCACATCAAGCTCCAGTTTTGCTCCTTTACTCAACTCCCACCCTTGTAGCATGTAGATAAAATTACAATCCAATAACAGACGAATGTCCGCCCGCATGTGCTCTCTCCAATGCGCTTCATCCGGCAGTCCGTTTTTGAATGGGTTCACCGGATTGAAACCCATAGCACGCAATCTGTTTTCAGCATCGAGGAATGAACCTTTGCGTTCCTCAATATTGTAGTGGGCTATTGCTCCACTGATGTAAACTTTGTCTTTCCCCATATCACTTCTTTTTAATGTTGACTTTACAACTAGGATTCCATATCAGCACATTACGTGCAAACAAGACATCACCCGTTTCTATTACAATATGACCAGGTGTTTTCGCTCTTCTCACTTTCACATCACTTTGGATGTTTCGCTCCAGCCAATCATCCAATACTGCTCGGCAGGAACTCCCGTCCAGCATAATCTGGAACACTTCCGTTCCGGTGTAGTTTTCAAAAGCCTTTTCGTTATTATCCATAATCACTTTGGTAAATTATTACTTGTTTGAATGATTCCTTCTTCCCATACCACATAATAACTTCCGGGATCTCCAATGGCGCGGCCTTGGCAATAAGCTTTATAACCGACCACTCTGATTTTCATATCACAGATATATTTCAATCTTACCGCTCCACCACCCATCGGCTGGCTCTTCTTTTCCTGACTAATCCAGATAAAACATTTCTTCGGAAAGGTTTCCATCAGTTCCACAGCCTGCGGATACTCCCATCCAGCTACTTGAAAGGAATCAATAATGATGAACTTCGGACTTTTGGGCTTTTTCAGTCTGGTAATCACTTCCTCCAGACTACCTTCTGTCACCACTCGGAACTTCCCCTGCACTTCATTCATCTTCAGATAACCCATGCGCCGCTGGAAACTTTGGTTAATTTTTTCTTCGTAACTCATATACAACACCGTTCCATATTTGCACAGTTCCTTACCAAGTTGCATCACAAAGCTGCTCTTACCGCTGGCACTGGCTCCGCTGATGAACCATGAAGCATTCTCAGCCGGGAACCCGAAAGGTTTACTCCATTTCTCATTCCACGGCAGAGTAACCCATTTCTTGGCGGCTATTTCCTTAGGACTGTACGCACGCTTCATTATTCCACTGTCATTTTAAGTTTCTCAATCTCGGTATAAACTCTTCTCAAACCACCGCGTGTTTTCCGTACAATCTGCGCAATATCAACTCCTGCAGGGGCATTCACTTTAGCCACTATACGTGCCTGGTTATTCAAGAACTGTTCGCGTTCCTTACCATCATCCGGAGTCACCTTACTATATCGGTCACCATAACGGCTCAACATTTCAGTATATCCAACCTTCTTGCATTCTATGGAGCGGTTGATTTTTTCTTTCAATCCGTCTGCCCCCATCATATACCAGGCGCAGCAACGTTCAGTTGCATTCCACAAGGCCTTTAGTTCCAGGAAAGCTTCATACTGCAAGTCACCGGCTTCATCTAGAATGATAAGCGGAGTTTCCATGGAACGGAGGTAATATACCAGGTCTTCATACACATCAGAATACTTTCCCTTGCTGTCCACACCAAATTCTGCAGCAATCTTACGTACCAGTTTTAATTTGGTCTTTACCTGCGAGCAGTCGATATAAACAGCATTCTTGTGGCTTTGTACATAATAACGTGCTGTGAAAGTCTTTCCGATATTAGGCATATCGCACAGAATACCCGACAGACTGGACTGCTGCGAAAACTCCAGCTGAGCAGTGATATATTCAAAGGTCGGAGTCTTGGCTGCTTTCCATTCCATTTCACCGCGGAGGTTAACTCCTAATTTTCGGGCAATGCTTATCCAGTTGGCATCGCTCAGAGCTTTGTCTGTTTGGCCATTCTTGATTGCACTGTACACAGATGTACTGATGCCTAAAGAGGCAGCATGCTTGGCATCACTGGGATAATTCGCACGATTGGCGGCTATCGCTGCTAAAATCTTCTGTTTTTGCGCTTCTGTAATCATAATTCTAACGCTGTTTTAATGTTGTTCTAATTCTGTTCTTACATATCACTGATGGCTCTCATTGCCTCGCTTATTCCGGAGTGCCATTCATAATCTGATTCTGGGTCTGCCGACAATTCGGCTGGCAAATCATTGGATAGTTCCACCGATGAAAGTTCCAGTTCCTCTTCCGGATCATCCGTTGGCTGATCGAGTGTACCGGTACCCACCTCTCCGATGGCGTGGTCTTTGAGGTATTTGCTGAAATGACTTACAATCTTAGCCTGCTCTGTATAGGCAGCCCGATCTTCTTCGGTCTGTTCTGCTATCACCCGGTTGTAAGTCACTACCGGACGAACCTTGTCAAGGTAGCGGTCGTTCTGGAACAGGAAGACATCCGTAGGCTTGCCCTCTTCATCCGGCAGATAGTAAGCCGTCACCTTGCGGTTGTTTGGTTCCAGCTGCTCCAACACTTCCGGACCACTCAGCCACCAGTCCGCATTTGCCACACGTACTGTGGAATTTCTACGAATACTGGTATCTACCTTTTCTCCGATATATCTGCTCAAGGTCAGTTTATCAAGCGGTCGAAGGGTCGGATTGATTTTGGCTACGAGCACATCCCAACGGGTCATTCCGGGATATTTCTTTTGATTGGGGTGAAGCGTATTGTTCCATTCTTCACAATCGCGACGGTCATCCGCCACAAGCTCTTCAAACGTATAATACTTTCTGTCTTCCCAGGTGTGGTTACTGCTGTCGCTCACTTTCTTCTGATCCACCCGCCGTGCGCCCTTACCATACCAGCGGCCAATGCCTTCATGGTTCTTATGTGCTATGGTTGTCTTGAACACACCGTTCAGAACTTCAGAATATTTCTCCTGTGAGTTCTGTGGAGCACAGAAATGCACAAACTTAAATACCTCACCTGCCTTCAGAAATCCTTCTTTATACTTGCTCATCAAGTGCTGCTCCACCTCAATACCGGCTGGAATGCCCCATCCGTTGCGTTCGATAAGCCTAAACATATCACGGAAACAGTCCACTACCAAAGTATCATCCTTATCCCGTCCGTAGGCCAAACCGATACGGCACTGGCTCACCACATCATAGGCATAATAGGCATGCACATACTCGCCGCCTTTCATTCTGCGCGGTAAATCCACGTCATCCATCGTAATTTGTGAAAGAGAGAACTCACCGCTATGGCGATGCATGTGGGGCATTTGCTCATGATAGAACTCCATACGTCCACGCAAGGCTTTTTCTATCAGCAGTTGGCTTGCCGGGTTGTTCAGAATGTTTCGAATAGTGCTTTCACTCAGTTCTTTCGGCTCACCATCCTTGTCCGTGAAATCCTCAGGATTGAATATTTCTCCTGTTTCCAAATCCCAAACTTCCAGTTCACCACATACAAACGACAGATACATTTCATGCACATCGCTATTATATGGCTGATTGGGAAGTACTTTCAAACTCATCACTAAGCGTTCGTCCAGATAAGTCACTTTCCGTTTGTTCTGGTTGCCGAATTTACCGGTTATCAGACATTCGTATCCATATTGCTTGTATTCGTTCACTTTCTTGCGAAAGCGTAGGGTACTGGCAGGAAGATCGTGACCTAATTCTTCGCGCAAGGTCTCGATTGTAGTGGCCATCATGTCCCAATTGTATTTTTCACCCATCAATTTGAGGTATTCCTTACTGCTGCCATAAAGTTTGATACAAGTATTCAGCACTGAAGCATTCACCGCATATTTCCGAGCCAATTCGTCTGTAGCTCTGCTGCTGGAAGAACGAGCAGCCCAATCCAAGAAGTATGCTACCGCAGCCTGATCCAGCACATAGTTTGATAGTATCCAATGACGAAGTGCCTGCTCTGTTCCACCGGGGTTATCTTCTTTCACCCGTTCCAGACACTCGGTAGGCAGACTATTGATGGCGACCAACGCGCAATTTCCAGCAGCACCCCCACCACGGCGCACCACCTTTATACGGCCTCTGTTCACCCAATTCCTATAACAGGATTCAGTAATATAGCCGCCATCAATGAGCTCGCGTGCAGAAATACACTGTATGTTACCGTAATACACCAACATAGGCACCTCCTATCTTAACGCCAATGCAAAGGCTTGAATCTTATAAATATCAGAAACCATCACATGTTCATAGGTCTTCACTATTTCTCCTTTAAATATTACTTGGCCGCTACCATCCTTACGATCAAGTTCTATCAAAGCTCCGTTCGGACAGTATTGACGCATTACATTGTCATAGTCATGGAAGGTTTCAATTTCCGGAATAACAACCATCACAATACCACCACGATCCATAGCTAATTTGCGAATCTTTGTAGCAAGTTCTGTGTTACCACGACGATCGTCAAATCGGATAGCATTATATACTGTGCGCTCTGTCACATTGAGCGCCTTTGCAATAAAATCACGATCAGCTTTCGTAATGTGAATGTACCTCTTATTCATATCTCACTCGTTTTAATGATTAATATTGGAGGGAGTCCGGGGAATCGAACCCCGGCATAAGAACCATACACTCCCGTGTGTCTTTCCACACCGTCACCCGTCTCTTTACGCCTTCCGGGTTGTCACACTGTGTTATCCTGAATTTCTTCGTCTTCTTGTTTCTTCAGTTCATACCATTTCAGCACCTGGATAACATCATAGTTAATCACTAACCACACACAGTAATTTTTCCAATGTTTCCGGCTTTACCCTTTTTAATAGCGTTTCTTTCATTTTCTTTAATCCTTAAAATTCGCTAATCACATACCTTTTTTGTATATTTGGCGCGGTGTTCTTATTTGAACACGCTGCAAATATAGGAAATTTCCTATGATTAAAAAAATAATATCGAGGAATTTTTCTAATTCTTGTAGAAATGAATA